TCACTTCTGGATGAGGTCGAGGGCGATGGAGATCAAGCGACAGGTTAACTCCGACGCGGCTGGGTACTTCCCGCATGTCAATGCGCGCAGGGATAAGCACAAGATGCCACGCAAATGAGGAAAACGCCCCAATACCCCCGCCTAAGGAGTCTCCTAAGCCCCACCCCGCTTGTCGCGTGGCCCGACACCACGAAGGTTTTTCGTGGGTCCGAAAAGGAAAACCAAGGGGTTTCGTAAGGACCTATGGCTTTGACCAACTCAGAACTGGGTTTGGCCTTGGGCGTGACGGCCCAACGCATTTCCGCGTTACGCAAGGACGGCATGCCGACGGACTCCATCGAAGCCGCGAAAGCATGGCGGGAAGCCCGGGCCAGCGTGCAACGTGCCCAGGCACCGAAGGCCGCCCCTGCGCAACTCGACGACGGCACCCTCGCCGACACGATCGCGGAACACCGCACGCTCGTCTCCCGTGCCCGCGGGGTCTGGCTCGCCGCGATGGAAGGGGGCGACCCGAACCAAGGGAAATACCAGTCCGCCTACAACGCGTCCCTGAAAACCCTCGTGGCCCTCGAGGAAGAGCAGGAACGCCGCCTCATCCTGGCTAAGGATTACATCTCTTCCCGCGAAGCCGGCGAAGCGATGCGCGAACTCTCCGCGACCGTCGTCAACCGCCTCGACAAACTCGCCCTCGACGTGGCGGAAGCCTGCAACCCGGAGAACCCAGCCAAGGCCGTCAAGGCGCTCGAGGCTTGGGTCCGCCGCGTGAAGGCCGAACTGTCCTCGCATGAAGAAGGCTGACCTGCTCCGCATCGGTCGGGATGTCCTGCGTCCGTCCGACAGCGGGGACGTGGTCGAATGGCTGGAGGACAACGTCCACGCCATCCCCGACTCGCCGATGCCCGGGCCGTTCCGCTCCGAGCGGACTCCGTGGATCGCCGAAGCGCTGCGCATCGCCGCCGACCCCGAGACGCGTCTGCTCACCATCCTCGCCAGCATTCAATCGGGTAAGTCCCTCTTCGCCCGACTGTTCACCTGCCACATCGTCGCAAACGCTCCCGGCCCCACGATGGTCCTGCAGGCCACCGACAACGAGGCCAAGGACTTCGCCCTGCGTTACCTGCGCCCGGTCTGGAACAACTGCCCGCCCGTCAAGGCACGCCTCTCAGTCGACGACCTGGACAGGTCCACGACGACGGACTTCGACCGCATGACGCTCTACTGCCGCGGCATCTGGAATGAGGCGAACCTTCAACGCCTTTCCCTGCGTTACACCATCGCCGACGAGTGCTGGATGGCGCCGTCTGGACACCTCGCCGAACTGAGCGCGCGAGTCACGGCCTTCGGCTGGATGGGCAAACGCATCTTCATGTCCCAGGGCGGACGGGCAGGGGACGAGTTCCATCAGCTGCACGAGTCCACCGACCAACGGGATTGGAACATGCGTTGCCCGAAGTGCGACCACCTGCAACCTTGGCTCTGGGAACAGATCAGGTTCCCCGAGGACGCGAAGGCGACAGGCACATGGGATTTACTGAAGGTCAGCCTTGGCACGACCTACGAATGCGCCGGCTGTCGGACGCTCCTGCCTGACACGAACGCAACCCGCCTCGAAGCGAACGCCCGCGGGATGTTCGTCTCCACCGCGTCTTCCGCGAACACCGGGCACATCGGACTGCATTGGAACAGTCTCGCCTCGATGAGCTGGGGCGAACTCGGCGTGCTGATGCTCAAGGCCGCTCAGGCTGCGAACGAATACGGCGACGAGGAACCCCGCCGCATCTTCAAACAGAAGCGGCTTGCCCTGCCTTGGTCGGAAGAGGGAGGAGAGATGACCACGGTCGCCGAGGCCGCCAACTACAAGATGACGGACGACTGGGACGCGGAGGCCGTGATCACCCCGAAGGCCAAGGTGGTCGACAAGGACGGCGCCCCCAACGGAAGCATCCCTTTCCGCACGATGGGCGTCGACGTCCAGCGCGGTCACTTCTGGGTCGTCGTCCGCAGGTGGGCCAAGACCGGGCATAGCCGCCTGATGGCCTTCGCCCGCGTGGACTCCTGGGGCAACGTCGAAGCCTTCGCCAAACAGCACGGCGTCCATCAGGCCCTCGTCCTCGTCGACTCAGGCGACAATACGACCGAAGTCTACCGCGAGACCGCCAAGCGAGGCTGGAAGACTGCCAAGGGTTCCGGCTCTGATGACTTCGCAGTGACCTCCAAGGACGGGCAGACCACCCGCCGCTTCTATTCCGAGAAGCAGTCCATCGTCGTCCCGGGCATCCCCCAGCGGGCCACCCTGATCGTGCATAGTGCGACCGCAGGCAAGGACCTCCTGCACGGCCTGCGCTCTCGCCGCGTCTGGGGGTATCCAATCGACGCTTCGCCAGAATATGTCGACCAGCTGAGCGCCGAAGTCCGCGTCAAGGACCGCCGGACGGGCAAGCCAATGTGGATACTCCCGCAGGGGAAGAAGGACAACCACGCCCTGGACTGCGAAATCCTCGCCCTCCTCGCCGCCGTCCGCTGGGGTATTGCCGGCAGGGAAACCGCAGAGACTGACTTGCCTTCCGCATGACACCCGTCAAGGTCCTATCAAGGGAACGGCGCATGGTGTTGCGGGAAGGAAGGTCCTGTGGCGTGGGCCGTGCGTCGTTCCCCCCTTCCTTCCAATCCGAGCAAGTGTAATGGCTTCAGGACTTTTCATCGGACTGACGGAGTGCGAACTCCTCGACATCAAGGCGAAGGCTTTGGCTATGATCATCGAAGGCAAGACCCTGATGTCTTACTCCGACTCCGGCTCTTCGGCCTCGAAGCAGTTCGCCATGCCTCCCAAGGAGATGCTCTCCGAGGCCATGTTCGCCCTTTCTCGTCTCGACCCTGCAACCTACGGACGGCGCACGACCATCATCTCGACCGACTGGCAGAACCGAAACGACTGATTTATGGCATCCCGCAAGAAAGTCCCGACTGTCAGCCTGCGCCCTAAGCAGCCGAAAGCGTTGCCCGCGGCCCCGAAGCCCCAGGCTTCCTACGGCGATTGGCAGAGCATCGGCGTGACGCGTGCCCGCCGTGCGTCCTACGGAGCCGAACCGCGCGACCTTCGCCGCGACCTGACGCCCTACGACCGCCTGACGATGGTGCGCAAGTGCCGCTGGGCGGAGCGTAACTCGGGACTGTTCAAGCAGATCCTCGCGGACATGTGCCTCTATACGGTCGGCGACGGCATCAAGCCCCAGAGCCATGCCTCGACCCCGGAGATGCAGCAGACCTACGAGGCTTACTTCGCCGAGAAGGCCAAGCGCATCGACATCACAAACCGCTTCTCATTCTATCAGGCCCAGTCTATCCTCTTGCGCGGCATGATCCGTGACGGGGACTCCTTCGCCGCCAAGGTCCGCAACGGTTCCGGCGAGGCCAAAATCCAGCTGATGGAAGCCCACCGCGTTGGCGACCCGCTGGAAGGCAAGGTGCCCGAAGGCATGCACGACGGCATTCAGTTCGGTCCGTTCGGCGAATACATCGCAGTAAACGTCTACCGCTCCGACGGCTCCTCCCGTCAAATCTTGGCCCAGTCCATGATGATGGTCGTTGACCAGGAGTACGCGTCCGGCGCCCGCGGCGTCCCCCTGCTCCAGCACTCCATCAACTCCATCCAGGACGAGATGGAAATCCTCGCCCTCGAGAAGCAGGCCGTGAAGGACAATGGCGACATCACCCGCATCATTACCAAGGAAGGTGGAGTGATTGATGGAGACATGGCATCCGAACTCGGGGCCGTCCAGAACGGCTCCTACGCCAACCTTGCGAACACGATGGGCGGCAAACTGATCGCTCTCTCCCCAGGCGAGTCCATGTCGAGTTTCCAGTCAGCCCGCCCCAACGCGACCTTTACCGGGTTTCTTGCTGCTCTCGAGCGGGACATCTCGCAGGGCGTCCTGCCTTACGAATTTGTAGGGGATAGTTCTCGTCTGGGCGGTGCTACCGTCCGCCTCGTGACCGCCAAGGCTGGTCGCGTCTTCTCCAAGTACCAGCAGGTCATCATCGAACAATTCTGCGTCCCGACGTGGGGCTATATCATCGGGCAGGCCATCGCCGCCGGCGAACTCCCTGATGACCCGATGTGGAACCAAGTCTCCTGGACGACCCCGAAGAGCGTCACCGTCGACGCAGGCCGCGAAGCCGCGAACGACCGGGCTGACGTGGAGATGGGCCTCCTCTCGATGTCCGAACTCTACGCCCAGCGCGGTCTGGACTTCCGTACCGAGATGCAGAAGCGGGCCGCCGACATGGTCCACATCAAGAACCTCTCCGAAGAATACGGCATCCCGTTCGAACTGCTCTTCCGCCCGACCAACACCCCTGTCGGCACGATCACGGGCGACGTCGAAGAAGGCCCGGAGGCGGGCGAGACGGAGGACGAAGGCGAGGACGAACCTGCCGACCTGGAAGAACCCAAGGAACTCGACGAACCTAACTCCTAATTTATCATGCGCTTCCTCACCAATGGCCTGTCAGGCCGCGAGCCTCTCCTTATCGACCCGACCAAGGCGAAAGACCATGCCGTCCTCGCCGAGAAGTTCGGCTTCACGGACATGCTCGCCCAGCTCTTCGGCGTAGCCCCCAAGCCTTACGTCGTCGACGGCATCGGGATCATCCCGGTCGTCGGCGTCATCGGCAAGGGCCTGTCGCCCCTGGAGAAGATGATGGGCGCCGTGGACGTGAACGAAGTCTCGGACGCTCTCGACGCGTTCGCCGCGAACCCCGAGGTCGAAAAGGTCGCCCTGCAAATCTCCTCCCCTGGCGGCACCGTCACGGGCGTTGAGGAACTCGCCAATAAGGTACGTTCCTTCGGCAAGCCTACCCTCGCCTATACGGACTCCGAGATGGCCTCCGCCGCCTACTGGATCGGTTCGGCTGCGGACCGCGTGGTCGCCAGCCCGTCCTCGACTGTCGGCTCCATCGGCGTCTACATGGCTATCCCCGACTACTCCAAGGCCGCCGAGATGGCGGGCATCAAGATGGTCGTCATCAAGTCCGGCAAGTTCAAGGGAGCCGGCATCGAAGGCACCAGCCTGGACGAGAACCAACTCGGCAACCTCCAAGCCTCCGTGGACACCATCCACGCCGAGTTTAAGGACGCCGTGAACATGAAGCGCAAGATGGTGAAGGCCGAGGCCATGGAAGGTCAGACCTTCTCCGGCAAGCAGGCCGCCCAGCAGGGCCTGGTGACGGGCTTGGCTGACTCCTTCAACGACGCCCTGCGTTCGTTCTAATGGCGATCAGCGTCCCCGACTACGTCCAGACCGCCGCACGGCGCGGCCTTGAATGGCACGCCGAAGGCAAGTCAGGGGACGGCGTGACGGACAAGACTCTCCGCGAAGCCCGCGAAATGGCGGACGGCTCCGTCTCCGAAGACAAGCTCCGCCGCATGGGGCCTTGGTTCCGCCGGCATCGTGCCGACATGGACGCCCCGAACAACAAGCCCGACGGCGAGGACTTCCCCGGAGCGGGCGCCGTGGCGTGGGCGTTATGGGGTGGCCCTACCTCTGGCGACATCATGCGGACCGCCGAATGGGCGGAGCGTAAGGTCGAGCAAATCGACCGCGAACAGTCCGCGAATAATTCCAATCAAAGCAAACATAAGATGACCATCGAAGAACAGCTGCTCGAAGCCACCGCCGCCATCTCGGGCGTGACCGCCGAACGCGATGACCTCCGCGCCACCGTGGAGAAGCTCACCGTCGGCGCCGCCTCCGAACTCGAAGCCCTCAAGGTCGAAGCCGCTTCCAAGGACGCGAAGCTCGCCGAACTGACCGCCGCCCTCGAGGTCGCCGTCAAGGAAGTCGAAGGCTTCAAGGCTCAGGTCGCCCAGCACGAAGCCACCAAGGTCAGCGCTTCCAAGGAAGCCGCCAAGATCGCGGCCTCCGTCGGCGTCTCCCCGGTCGAAATCAGCCCCTCCGACGCCAAGCCCTCCGCCGAGGCCGTCGACCATCTCGCGACGTTCCTGTCCCTGCCTGTCGGCT